CCCCCCTTAATCTGATAGGTCAAAGACTTCTGAAGGGAGCGCGAGGCTACGCCATAGGAGCGGTTTTTGCCTATCCTACGGGAGCCGAGCTCACGCTTGGCGGCGTTGTTTACGTCTTCCGCAAACCGCCCCAGTACCTTCTCGAAGTCTGCGAGGTTCATTTCTTGCTACGTCCGAGAATTACAGCGTTGATGATGCGCTTAAGCAGGTCGACGATGTTGTCGTCTTTCTCGGTTTCGGTCAGTGCCGTGATCGTGCCTGCGGCGGTGATGACAGCGAGGGCGATTTCTGCCCAGTGCGTTGTAAAGAATTCCATGAGTTATGGGGTTTGGATGTTGTTGTATGCTTTGAGACAGTGGTCGGGGTCGATGTAGTCGAGGAGCTCTTGCAGCTTCTTACCCAAAGGCGAGAGGGTGCCACCCACCATGTTGGCTCCCACGACGGCAGAGATAGTCTGACTGCCGAACGAATAGCCTCCCGGCTTGGTCAGCGTGTTGTCGAGTAACGAGGCGGCCATGATAGAAGCCATGAAGGAGAGGTCGCGGAAGATGTCGTACACCCACGGCCACGGGCGAGCGTCACCCGTGCCGATGCGGTAGAGGATACCGAAGACAGGCCCGACAAGAAAGAGGCACAGGCCCGCAGCTACGAGAGGAAGGATGAGGAGGTATCTCATACGGGCTCTTCTGGGAACCATCCGTTCTCGACCATATAGTCGTAGTCTCTGATGGTGGTGGTGGAGGGCACGATATTTCCGAACGGGAACTCTTGGTTGTTGAGCACGTAGGAGGAGAGGTTGAAACGCTCCTGCTCGTTGAGTTCCGGGAAGAGGGAGACGAGCTTCTCGATGGTGGCCTGTGGGCTTACCGGGATGACGTAGTCGGTGTCTACTTGGAGGGCGTGCTGGATGCCGTCGGGGTGTACGATGACACCGAAGACCGTGGCGTCCTTTTGGTAGTCCTCTTGGATGGCAAGGGGCACGGTGATGTTGTAGAGCTCGCGGGTGATGCTCTTGGCTCTGACTTCACTTGTCAGGAAACCTTCGGGGAGAACGATGATATACTGACTCATGGGTAGATAGAGTAGAAGTCGTTGATGTTGGTCTCGATGCCTAAGCGGTTGCCGGCTGTGTCTTGCCCTGTGTCCCACAAAACAAATTCATGCAATGACGTTTGATTTGCTCTTGATGTAGTTCGGTTAAGCAAACAGGTAATTGACGTACTGGTGCCCGCATCTCCCGACACCAAATTGGAATTGGATGCCGTGTGAACAGATATTTTTGAAGACGCGCTGTTGTATTCGGCAAAAAAAGCAGACTGGACCTGGTCAGTATTTATACCAGCGTTTAAAAACGAACCTGCAAATAGATAGGACGTTAAACCCTGATAAATCCTAGCGCCGTCACCGCAAACAACGCCAACCGTTGCATGCGATGAGCCGCTGACAGCTTCAATAGTAAAGGGTTGAGTAACCGACAGTGACACGTCCAAACCTGCGTTGCTTACCCCCTCGACAATAGGCTTCCCGTTCTCCGTCAACACGCCCGTCGAGCTGTCGTAAATCTTGGGCTGCATTGTGGTTGTCGTCTGCGTCGCGTCGTTTGAGCCTGCTTGGTCATACCAAGTCCTTACAAACCCGTCCGTACCTGAGCAGAAGGTAGCCAGAGCTGTAGTGTCGAGTTGGTTGTTGTAAAACCCGATGTCCTGCTCTGCATTGTTATCTGCCCTGCGCACACGAATCGCTGAACCTGTATAGGTTCCGTCAAGCAAGCGCAAAGAGTACGCGGCGGCGGCTCCGGGGTAATCGTTAAGCAGACCCGTAAAACCTGCCGTATCTCTCCACGTCATAACCAACGAGGCCGGGGCTGTGCCATTGGTTTGTCCTGCGATAATTGTGTCGTTGATGTACGTAAGGGCGTCAGCGTATGAGGTGTCGTCTGCGAACTCGTGAATGAGCGTCCACGTACCGAAGGCGTCGGTGCTTCCAAACTCATCCTTGTAGTAGACCTTCCTCTGGATTACGTTGCCCGCGCTTGGCGTGTCGCTCTGCTGACTGAGGTACACCCCTGTGCCTGTCCACCGCGCCGTGTCGATACGTTCGATGGTGGCCGTCCCTGCGTCGAGGGTCGAGGCCATCGTGGAGGCGGTAGCGTCGAACCTGTTGAGGTAGAAGTTGAATAGGGTAGGTGTAGCCACCCCCGACGCGTTACCGAGCCATCCATACCCCTCGGGGATATTCGGTACGTCGTTGGTGCGCCCAATACACGACACCTTGAGACCTTGGCAAATGGTGCCGTTTGTCTTGAGCACCACGCCAACGTTTTGAATAAGGTTCGTGCCGGTGGGCTTGTCCTTTGTCAATCCACCCCCAGCGTCTACGTACAAGACATCGTTATCTTGGAGTCCTGTGAACCCGGAGATATTGGTGTTGTACGTTCCGGCCACGATTGCAAACCCGTCCTTGCCGCTTCCGGTTGTAGTGAGCTCGGTTTCGGCGATGCCGATTGCGGGCATCTTGGCCGGGTCGCTTGCATCGGCGATGCCAACCAAGATGCGTTCGCTTCCTCCAATCTCACCACGCGAATACAAGGGGGTGCCTGCTGCGATGGTGACCCCTTCGTCGTTACGCACCGGAAAGTGTACTTTCTCTGCTGTGTCGCCACCGCTGCCGCTTGTAGCGGCTGTGATTCTACCTTGGGCATCAACTGTGATGTCTGCGGTAGTGTAGCTTCCTGGCGTTACTGCGGTATCATCGAGGCTCACTACGACGTCTCCGGTTGTCGGGGTTGCGGTGAGACCCGTGCCACCCGTCACGCTGTCGACAGCTCCACCCGCTCCAAAAGTCAACGTCACCTCCCCGTCGCCATCGTCTACGAGCGAGCCGTTAGGCACGTTGATGGTAGCCACCGAGAGTACGTCAGGGCTTCCGTCAAGCTCTCGCATACGCAGCAGGCCGCGAGCCTTGTACGAGGGTGTCGTGCTGCCTTCAGGCTCTACCCCCGTCAGAGGGGCGTTGCATGAGTCGTAGGTGTAGGGGACGCTGATAGCGATATCGAGGAGACACCCGGCAAGGGCGTTGCTCTTCTCCTCTTCGAGAGGCGTCACCGAGGCGTTGACTAGATCGTACTTGTACCCAAACTGGAAGATGTTGCCTCCGTTCTGGATGTCAGCGAGGATGTCCTCTGCTACCTGTTCGGCGTTGCTGATGCTCTCCTTTTGATACTCCACCTTATCGGCATCCGAAGGGGGGAGGGTGAGGATATACACCTCGAGGTTGTACGTCTTGGCCTTGGGTGAGTTGAAGTCGCCACCCGTATAGACGAGGTGCAGGAGCGGGTACTGCTCGAACTTGTCGAGGTCTACGTCAGCCGGGGAGCCATACGAGAACGTCTTCAGAAAGTAGTGGTTCTCTACGAACTCCTCGAACTTGGATACGATGTTGTTGAAGGTGATCATTGCTTGGCTTCGGTTCTTCGTTTGTAGTCGAGGTCTTTCAAGAATGCGAGGTGCGTGAATACGTGGCCCACCGTGAGGCGAGTGACTGCATCAATTTTGAGAACGTCCTCCCCAGCCAGTGAGAAGAGCGCGGGGTACCATCCCCACTTGGCATAGAATGGATCGCTTGAATCGCTTTGGCTGTCAAAGAGGACTGCAAAGTGTTCAGCAGTTCGCGTTCGGTACTCCAAAAAAAAAGCAGGGCACCGCTCACCGCAGGGGCGGGCATATCGAGGAAGGGCGTCGCGTCCTCTTGGGCGGTGTATTCAGCCACGCTGTACTTGTCTCCTAGCTTGCGGGTGATGGGTCGGTACAGGATAGCCATAGCCTTATGGGCCGTCTTCCAAAAGTCCTTGGTGTAGGTCTCCATATCAATCCATTCACCTGCGCTGAACTTCTCCCAATCGGGAATGAAGCCGTACTCTACCCCGTCGAGGGTAAGGATAGGTTGGTGCTTGGACACCTCGCGGGCGAGGAGGGAGTCGATGTGCGCGGAGGCTTCGGCCACAAGTGCCTGCGGCATCTTACGCAGCTCGGCAAAGGAATGGCCCGTGACGGCTTGCACCCTCTTGATGGGGTCTTCTGTCGTCTCCAGAACCTGAAGGTGTCGGAGGGTGAGGTCGGAGTAGTTGGCGGGAAGGCGGAGCTCCATACTTGTATAAGATTAAAAGGGTGATTTCCTCAGGTTATCCGAGGGCATACTGCCCGAAGTTCGGGTTCGTCTGGTTCCATGTGACGGCGTAGCGGCTCGCATCTACGAAGTGGTTGAAGGCGTCCACAGGCTCGTTGAGTTGGCGTCCGTTCTTGTCCTCCTTGTACTTGTAGTTCCTCAGCTCTTTGATGCCGTTCACGCTTCGCTCTGTGATGAGGAGCGGACGGGAGCGGAGGAAGTCGATGCCCGAACGAACGGAGTCCGGACCTTTGCGGGCTGGGTGTACGTTGAACCCGTGCCCGTGGATTTCGTCGATGCTCTTAGGTTCAGCTGAGTCAGCCACGATCATGGCCTTTCCGATATCTGCGTCTCGAAGGGTTTGGGCTATGGCTGCATTGGTGAGTCCCGTCGCGTAGCATACCTCGTCGAGGCAGAAGCCGTGGCCGTCGGTATAGACCTTGACTATAGCGGTGGGGTCGTTGGTGTATCCGAAGTCGAGGCCGAGGGAAAGGAGCTTCCACCCGTCGGGGACTTGGGGTACTGTCTTCCAATGCGTGAGAATAGTGGCGCGTGAGACTCCGCGCTCGCCCAGTCCGTACACCCTCCAGTAGTCGTGGTCGGCTTCTTTGAGTCGCTCAATCTCTTGAACGGTGGAGGCGGGGAGGAAGGGGTTGTCCCTGTAGGTGGTTTTGAAGAACTCATGGTCGGGGCGCGTGAGCACGTGGTCGTATATCCAGTGAAACTCGTCGGAGGGGTTGTAGTCGATGATGGCCCTCCCGGTGGTGCGGAGCATAAGCTGCCGCCAGTCCTCCAAGGTGAGCTCGTTGGCCTCGTTCACAAAGAGGATATCTCGCTTTCGTCCTCTAACCTTCTGCGG